ATAATCAAGTTGCACCTATCCGGTTTATACCTAAACAAGATGATAATCAATTATCAATAATGGACAAATCTTTTAGCAAGGCTCAACGACTTGTTGAAAAGTGGAGAACAAAAAATGTTCGCAGTGATTAACTCATTTTTAGCTGTCAGCCTAATTTTGTGGTCTTCAGCAATGACAACTTATAACTTGTTCTTATTTTATTTTAATGGCGTTGTACTTACTCACCTAGGATTCTTTTATTTAGGTGTTGCAACTATTTCTGGCATTATTCTTTTTTCTTATAAATCAAAAAGATGATGACTACTAAAAGTAGATTTATAGGACATGGTCCGTGCGATAAATGTGGATCTAGTGATGCAGTAGGTATTTATGAAGAAGGCCCCGCTACATGTTTTGCTTGTGGGGCGGTTCATAAAAACCCCCTTGACGATAAAGAGGAGGTTCCTATCGTAAAAATACAGAAAGAGAATTTTACAAAGATGTCGATTGATGAAATTCACGAATACGCTGAAAGGGGTTTTAAAGACCGACAGATTCCTAAAACTATTTGCTCTTACTTTGGCGTAAAAGCAGGAGTAGATTCTCAAGGTAATGTCATAGAACACTGTTACCCCTACGGTGTTAACAAAGTTACAGGCTACAAAATGCGAAGATTGCCTAAAGAATTTAAGGCAGTAGGTAGCATAGAAGGACTATTTGGTCAACGACTATTTAATGGTGGAAAAAGGTTAGTAATTACCGAAGGCGAGATTGATGCGCTTTCGGTTGCTTACGCATACCACCAGAAAAACGGTGACATCTGGCCAGTTGTTTCTTTACCCAGTGCTAACGGTATGAAACAATTGTTAGCCCAACGATCTTGGGTGCGTCAGTTTGATGAAGTTGTTTTAATGCTAGATAACGATGAAGCCGGTCAAAAGGCATTGTCTGAAGCTTGCAAAATAGTAGGCGTAGATAAGGTTAAAATTGCCAAATTAAAGTGTAAAGATGCAAATGAAGAGCTACTTACACATGGCTATATGTCTATACTACGCGCTATATGGGATGCACAGCCTTGGTCACCCGCTGGTATTCTGCAAGGTGATGAGCTATGGGAAAAGTTTCAAGAAAGAGAAGCTACTGAGTCGATCCCATACCCTAATTGTTTACAAGGTGTAAACGATAAAACAAGAGGTATTCGTTTCGGTGAAGTAGATTTATTTACTTCAGGAACAGGCTCGGGTAAATCAACAGTAATTAAAGAAATTATTTTGCATCTAAAAGAAACTACAGAAGATGGTATTGGTATTATTTCGTTAGAAGAAAGCCCCGGTGATACTGTAGAAAAATTCATTAGTATGCAGTTAAAGAAGAATTTAGCAGATGTAGAGGTTTCTAATGACGAAAAAAGAGAAGCCTTTGATGAAGTATTTAGTGATGGTAGGATAAAGCTTCTAGACCACCAAGGCTCTGTTTCAGACGGTAGCCTAATGGATAAAATAGAAACACTATGTTTAATGGGATGTAAGTATCTAATTTTAGATCACTTAACTATTGCTGTATCAGAAGTAGAAGCCAATGATGCAAACCAAGCAGTAGACAAGGTTATGTCCGATTTGTTGAAAACAGCAAAAAAGCATAATGTTTGGTTTGGTGTTATTTCACACCTAAGAAAGACTGGACTCCAGAGTAAATCGTTTGAAGAAGGTAAGTTGCCTTCTATGGATGATATTAAAGGCTCGGGTTCGGTTAAACAAATTAGTTTTCAAATTATAGCCTTTGCTAGAAATATGGTAGCAGAGAATGAGGCAGAAAGGAATACGATTAAAATACGCGTTTTAAAGTCTAGATTTACAGGCCGAACTGGAGATGCAGGAGGCGCTTTTTATAATTTAGAAACAGGTAGATTAGAGTATGTAAATCATAGCTTTAACGCAGAGCCAGAGCTGTAGGAGGTATTAATGGCGGCTGAAAAAAATTTGGTTGTATGTCCAAAGAGTTTAACAATTACACTGTGCTACTTTGCTAGTGTAGTTGAAGTAACTAACGGACCAACTAAAGTTTCTTACGAATTTTTAAAAGATTTATACTTAGAGTATTATGAAGAAGTATTCCTAGAAGATCAAATAGAGAAAATCTCACTTAAAGAGGTTTCCTCTAAAATGCTTTACGACATGTTAGATGCTTGGGAAGCTTCTATTGATTGGGAAAAGCTATACCATGAAGACAGACGTGTTTGGAATAACATGTCTAGGTGCGCAAGTCAAATTAAAGAGGCCGCACAAGGTGTAGAAGAAGCAGAATTGATTACAAGACCAGACGAAAATGGTATTGATGTTCCTGTTCATGTAGGTGCAAAAATGCTTGAAGAGTTTATGAATGGTCCTTGGATTAAATCTCTTATTGTAAAAAGACCCGGCATTGGAAAAAGAGGTCAACCTAGTAGTCAAGAAACGCTTGGTGTTTACAATAAGAAAAGAAATGAAGCACATGCTATTTTAGATGAAGAAAAGCCTTTTAACTATAGTAGCAGAAGCATAGCTATTGCAATGTGGTTTGCAGAAGAGATACAGAACTATTCTGAATATCTCAAAGGGATTGCTTCTGGGAAAGCTTCAGAATCAGAGCTAGATGAGCCCGGAATGGATTTTCTAAATGATTTATTATCTGGCAGACCTACTAATAAAAGCGGCTCAACAGAACGAGATTGGGCAGAAGGTAACATGTGTAGTGTTACTTTTACAGGTATTAACTTGCCGGGAATCGCCTTGCGCGTAGATCCCTTGCCGTTTTCTAATAAAGAAATACAATACATGGCGGCACAAGTTAGAGCATTAAAACAGATGGCTTCTGAGGCAGAAGGCATTTGTGCTACGCCTGACTCTATTAAGTACGGTAAAAACATTGAGATTGAGTTAAATACGCATCATACCTCTTTGATTTCATCTAGCAAAGCTTTCGAGGACTATGATTTGTCTTTGCTTAATATTGATAGACCTGCAGAAGATCTTGTTAACCAGCTTAAAGGTGTTTTAGCTAAGCCTGAAAGTGAAAGACCTGACGTTATTTCTGCTTTGTTTTACGGGGTGCCCGGTTCAGGTAAATCTAAACTTGCTAACTACATTGGTAAACAACTTGGTTTACCTGTGATGAAAAAGACTTACGCTGAATTACAAAGTATGTATGTAGGCGAAGGCGAAAAGCAATTATCACAAGCATTTAAAGAGGCTCAGTCTCAAGGTGCAATTTTATTAATTGATGAGCTAGATTCTATTGCAGGAAACCGAAGCAAAGCAGATAAGAATTACCAGAAAACCTTTGTAAATCAATTGCTTAATGAGCTTGATAACTACCAAGGTATTTTTATTGCAACATGTAATTTCGAAGATTCTTTAGATCCTGCAGTATTACGTCGTTTATTCTTGAAAATAAAGTTTGACTTTATGAATCAAGAGCAAACAGAAAACTGCTTTAAGCTTTACTTTCCTAAGTTTAAAAGATCAAAGATTGGGGAAATAAGCTATTTAACTCCGGGTGACTTCCATACTGTTAGAGAAGCATCTCGATACGAAACAGGAAAGCTTACTATTAAACGTATCAAAGAGATGTTAACTCAAGAAGTAACACTTAAGAAGAAAACCTTAAACGAAGTAATTAAGTCTGAAACTAAGGCTGGTTACGATATGTGAATATTATGATATCTCAAAAAGAAATAAGATTTATGCTAGATGTTGCTAAACGCGCATCAGAGGAAAGCCATGACTACAAAGTCCGAGTAGGAGCAGTCATAGCTAAAGATCGCAATATTCTTGCATATGGATACAATGGTACCGCTACAGGTAGTAGTAATGTTATGCGTGATAACCGTGGAAAAACAATGTCTACTGTTATTCACGCAGAGCAAAATGCTTTAGCTAAGCTAGCCAAGTCAACTCAGTCAGGTGATGGGGCCGCTATGTACTGTACCCATTTTCCATGTATGAATTGTGCGCTTTCAATAATTCAAGCAGGTATTAAAACTGTTTATTACCACAATGATTACAAAGACATGACTGCGCTTAAGCTGTTTAAGGATAGCGGAGTTACTACACACAAGGTTTGAATATGAAAAAATATGGTATCGAAATCGACCTTACAAGGGACGAACGATTATCTGCACAAGCTTTTAAACTTCTCGAGTATTACCTTCAAGACGGTGAAACATCGCCACAAGAAGGTTTTGCTAGAGCCGCTGTCGCTTATTGTGGCGGCAATATGAGCCTTGCTCAAAACATATACGATTATGTTTCGAAAGGTTGGTTCATGTACGCTAGCCCTATTTTGAGTAATGCGCCCAAACCTGAAGAGAAACACAATGGTTTACCTATTAGTTGTTTTCTTTCTTATGTGCCAGACACTATTATAGGCTTAACTGAACATCACGCGGAAACCGCTTGGCTATCTGTTAAAGGTGGTGGCGTAGGTGGTCACTGGTCTAGCGTGAGGGGTGTTACTGATAAGTCACCCGGTGTAATACCTATGTTGAAAGTTAGTGATTCTCAGATGACTGCTTTCAAACAAGGCAAGACTCGCAAGGGTTCTTATGCCGCTTACCTAGATGTAAATCATCCAGATATTATTGAGTTTATTAACTTTAAACTCCCAACAGGCGGTGATATTAATCGCAAGTGTTTTAACTTATTTAACGCTGTCAATATCTCAGATGAATTCATGACTGCTGTAAAAGCAGGTAAGTCTTGGCAATTAATTTGCCCTAATAAGGGAAGCATAATTGACGAGATAGATGCTAGAGAGCTTTGGCAACGAATACTTGAAGTTCGATTTAGAACAGGTTCTCCCTATTTAAACTTTATTGATACTGCAAACAAGGCTTTACCTGATTATCAAAAAGAAGTAGGTCTTAAAATTAATGGTTCTAATCTGTGTAATGAAATACACTTAGCAACTAATGATGATAGAACTGCTGTTTGCTGTTTGTCTTCTGTTAATTTAGAAAAATCTGAAGAATGGATTAACACGAAAATGGTAGGAGACCTAGTAGAGTTTCTTGATAATGTCTTAGATGCGTTTATTGAAAATGCACCTGACGAAATGAGCCGTGCAGTTTATAGCGCAGAGCGAGAAAGATCTATAGGCTTAGGTGCTATGGGCTTTCATGGTCTACTCATGCGTAACAATATTGCATGGGAGAGTGAAGAAGCTCGTGATTTAAACATGAGTATATTTGGATATATTAAAAATGAGGCTACTGAACGAACAAGACAACTTGCTCTTGAAAAAGGTGAAGCGCCTGATGCAAAAGGTCATGGCGTACGGAACGCTCATCTTCTTGCTATTGCCCCTAATGCTAATAGCTCCATTCTTTGTAATTGTACTGCATCTATTGAACCGCTTAAGGCTAACATGTATACGCACCGCACGAGAGGTGGCGCCGATGTTATCAAAAATACCTATCTTGAGACTGTATTAGAAGACGATTATGGTATGAATACTGAGGAAACTTGGGCATCTATATTGCAAAATGATGGTAGCGTTCAACAATTAGAGTTCTTGTCTCCGCATCATAAAGAAGTTTTTAAAACCTCTTTTGAGCTAGATCAACACTGGGTTGTAGAACATGCCGCTGATAGGCAATTGTTTGTTTGTCAAGGCCAATCAGTAAACTTATTCTTCCCGTCAGGTGCGCCGCGTAATTATGTGAACAGTGTTCATTTAAAGGCGTATGACGAAGGCTTGAAAGGTTTATATTACCTAAGAACTGCCGCTGGAAGAACTGCAGACAAAGTAGGCCAAAAAGTAGAGCGAGTAGCTTTACGAGATGATAGATTAACTGTGATATACGGGAAAAGTGGTTGTCCATATTGCACTAAAGCTAAAGAACAATTAGACTTAAATGGAATACCTTATGAATACATTGACTTAGACGAAATTAACAAAACAGCCGCAGACGTTACAGGACGAGAGGTTTCAACTGTCCCTCAGATTTATATTGAAGGCCGATATATCGGTGGTTACGATGATTTGATGATGGAATTAACAAGCCAATCTGCTAGTGATGATGACGAAGGTTGTAAAGCCTGTGAGGGATAACAAGTGTCATTATTAGAACCGAATGTAACTTATAAGCCGTTCAAGTATCCTTGGGCAGTAGAATATAGTGTTACACATGAAAAAATACATTGGGGTGAATGGGAAGCTCGCTTGCAAGACGACGTTTCTCAATGGAAAACCAAGTTAAGCGACCATGAAAGGAATCATATCACCCAGATTCTTAGGTTGTTTACACAATCAGACGTTGCAGTAGGAACCAACTACCTTGAACATTACATTTATAAATTTAAAAATAATGAAATTCGTTCAATGCTTACGTCTTTTGCTAACCGTGAGTTTACCCATCAGCGTAGTTATGCACTACTTAACGATACTCTAGGTTTACCCGAAGAAGAGTTTTCAGCGTTTCTCGAGTTTGAACAAATGAGAGACAAAGTTGACTTTATGTTAGACATTAACACAAATAGCATTTCAGGATTAGCCCAAGCGGTTGCTAGATCTGCTATTAACGAAGGTATGAGTTTGTTTTCTGCTTTTGTTATGTTAATTAACTATTCTCGA